CAGGAAGCTTTCACGGCTCGCTATACACACGAGACCATTGCTCTTGGCTTCTCGATCACCGAAGAGGCGATTGAGGACAACCTGTATGACAGCCTTTCGGCCCGTTATACCAAGGCTCTGGCCCGTGCCATGGCGTACACCAAGCAGGTTAAAGCTGCTGCCGTTCTGAACAACGGCTTTAACTCGGCCTACCCCGGTGGTGACGGTGTTGAGTTGTTCTCGACTGCTCACCCCCTGGTTTCTGGTGGAACCAACTCCAACGAACCCGCCACTCCGGCTGACCTGAATGAGACCTCCCTTGAGAGCGCCGTTATTCAGATCGCTGCGTGGACGGACGAGCGTGGTCTTCTGATCGCTGCCAAGCCCCGCAAACTCATCATTCCGCCTTCGCTGATGTTCGTGGCAACCCGCCTGCTGGAGACTGAACTCCGCACGGCTACTGCCGACAACGACATCAACGCGCTGCGCAGCAATGGTGCGATTCCCGAGGGCTATGCCGTTAACCACTTCCTGACGGACCCAGATGCTTGGTTCCTGACCACGGATGTGCCTAATGGTCTGAAGCACTTTGTTCGTTCGCCGATGTCTCAGTCCATGGATGGTGACTTTGATACCGGTAACGTTCGTTACAAAGCCCGTGAGCGTTATTCCTTCGGATTCTCGGATCCGCTTGGAATGTTCGGTTCACCCGGTGCTTAAACAGCAGTAAAAAGGGGGGTTGCAAAACCCCCCTTTTGTTGTATCCTCTAATTACCAAGATTTTTTCCCTGTACCGACTGGCTTGGCAGACTTAGTAGAGACGGTGCGGGTTATGTGCTACTACACGAAAGGAGCCTTAAATGGCAACCACCACATTCAACGGTCCAGTTGTATCTGCGAACGGCTTTATTCCTCCCGTAGTTACGACTGCCAATCTCCCCGCTTTTGCTTCTGTCCCCGTCGGTACGATGTACATCATCTCTGATAATGGTGCTGGCAACGACGAATACTGCGTTGTTATCAACACCGGTGCTGCTTGGGTTACTGCTGTCGGCGCTGCGCTGTCCTAAGTAGGAGGCTGATATGCCTACCATGCAATATGACGTCTTAGCGACGAAGCCATTGACAGCTACCGGCAATTTTTTGGATCAGCAGAATAATGCCATTCAGCGTGCACGGATCAAAACGATCTATGCAATTAACGGGGCAAGCGCCGGTTCTGTCGTAATCCGCGAGGGCGGCGCTTCCGGCAAAATTCTCGCCACGATCAATACGGCAGCTAGCGGTACTGCGGGTTACACGATCATTCCGATGCCGGGTGAGGGCATCCTGTGTGAGTCAGGTCTGCACGGGACTGTTACCGATACCACCTCGATGACGTTGATCTACGGGTGATCTATGGCAAAGACCCCTGCTTGGCAGCGGAAGGAAGGTAAAAACCCCAAAGGCGGTTTGAACGCCAAGGGGCGTGCCTCCTACAACAAAGCCAATCCGGGTAAACCCGGACTCAAAGCACCGCAACCAGAAGGTGGTGCACGCAGGGATTCGTTCTGCGCCCGGATGAAGGGTATGAAAAAGAAGCTAACTTCTGCCAAAACGGCGAATGATCCTAATTCACGCATAAACAAGTCGCTACGCGCATGGAAATGCTAAATGGAAATGATGTTATGGAACGTTGTGTTGAGCGCGATTGTGGGGGTCATGGTGTTCATGCTTAAGGGCAAGTTCGATGAACTTCAGCGTATCAGCATCCTGCTTAATCGAACGAGGGAGGAAGTCGCTCGTGATCACATCACTCGTGCAGAAGTCCGCCAAGATCTTGAAAAAATTCGTGAACACTTTGACAGCGGCTTTGACCGGCTTGAGAAGAAAATTGATGCGCTTGCACAAAGGAGGTAGTAAAAATGGCTAATCCATTTCAGGGTGACGACGAGGATCCGTTCTCAGGCGTCCGCAATAAAGAAGGCGATGTCAAACGAGCAGGGCTTGCCAAGAGCGCAAAGCTCTCTACTTTTGGAGCCGCATTTAACGCTGCTCGCAAAGCAGGCGACAAAACCTTCATGTTCAAGGGCAAGAAGTACACGACTGAGATGGCTAAGCCAAAGGCTCAGTCGGATACGGACATTATTACAAAAGGCGCCACAAAGCTGTACGAAGAGCGCAAGGGGCCTACTACAGCTGACCTTGATCGGATTGCAACAAAGCAACGTGAAGAAGACAAAGGCCCGAGCGAGGCCACCGTCAAGCGTTTAAGTGATGAAGATAGCAAACGGCGTTCTCAAGCCGGTGAGTTTGGATCGTTCAAAAAAGGTGGTCGTGTGAACGAGAACAAAGCAATGAAAAAGATGGGCCGTGGTCTGGCAAAAGCAGAAATGCAGAAGGTCGCTTCCAAAGTGGTCAAGGGCCACGAGAAGCGCATGCACGGTATGAAGTCTGGTGGTTCGGTGTCTGCTCGCGCAGACGGGTGCGCAGTCCGTGGTAAAACGAGAGGAACAATAGTATGAAGATGCCAATGAAAGCTAGCGGAATGGCTAAGATGACCAAAGCTGAGAAGCCTTCCAAAATGGGTAAAGTCAAAACCAGCCCCAAGCGTGACGGTGTTGCTGTGAAAGGCAAAACCCGAGGCAAGATGGTTGCCATGAAGGGCGGCGGTTCCTGCAAATGATGTCCTCACGCGGGATGGGCGCGATTCGCGCCTCCAAGATGCCAAAAGCCAAAACGGCTCGGCGCAAGGATGGCGATAAGTTCACCATTTTTAAAGATGGTGGCAAGGTCAAGTCCCGCGTAAATGAAGCTGGTGTGTACACCCAACCGGGTATGCGCAAGAGCTTGTTTGAGCGAATCAAAGCTGGTGGCAAGGGTGGTAATCCGGGGCAGTGGAGCGCCCGTAAAGCGCAGATGCTGGCTCAGCAGTACAAGGCCAAAGGTGGCGGCTATAAATCGTGATCCCAAAGCCGACATACAACCCGTTTACGGACGGGAATGTTTTTAAGTGGGTGCTAGGTGCAGCGCAGGCGTACCGCGAGTTAAAGAGGGTTGAGAACCATGCCACTAAAGAAGCCGCAACAGAGCTTAAAAGATTGGACCGCTCAGAAATGGCGTACAAAAAGTGGTAAACCGTCAACTCAGGGTCCAAACGCTACAGGCGAGAGGTATCTCCCAGCGTCGGCTATCAAGGCTTTGTCATCTTCTGAATACGCAGCAACAACAAGAGCAAAACGAGCAGGAAAGGCAGCAGGCAAGCAGTTCGTTAAGCAACCCAGTTCTATTGCAAAGAAAACCGCGAGGCACCGATAATGGCTGAGAAATGGATACAAAGCGCGATCAAGAAGCCCGGAGCATTACGGGCGCAATTGGGCGTTAAAAAAGGCGAAAAGATCCCCGCTGGCAAGCTGGCTGCTGCGGCTAAAAAGCCCGGTAAGTTGGGACAACGTGCCCGTCTGGCTCAAACACTGAAGAAAATGAAATGACAACTTCCGGCGCCGCAACATTTAATCTTGAACTCAAAGACATCGTCGAAGAGGCTTTCGAGCGTTGTGGCGCAGAACTGCGCACGGGCTATGACTTAAAAACGGCCCGTCGTTCAATGAACCTGTTGTTTGCGGATTGGGCCAACCGAGGCATCAACCTGTGGACGATTGAGCAGGGGCAGATCACGCTAGTGCAGGGGCAGGCCACTTATAACCTCCCGGTGGATACGGTCGATCTTTTAGAGCACGTCATCCGTACGCAGGCAGGCAGCGTCCCCAATCAAGCAGACCTGACCATTACGCGTATTAGTGTTTCTACCTATGCCACGATCCCAAACAAGCTGGCGCAGGGCAGACCCATTCAGGTGTGGATCAACCGGCAAAGCGGGGCTACAACCCCCACGGGCGTGAACGCACCAACAATCAACGTATGGCCCACCCCAGACAATGCCCAGACCTACACGTTCGTGTACTGGCGCATGCGCCGTATTCAGGACGCTGGTGAGGGTGGTACTAAAACTCAGGACATTCCGTTCAGGTTTCTCCCCTGCTTGGTGGCAGGGCTGTCGTACTACTTGTCGCTCAAAATCCCTGATGCTCTCCCCCGCCTGCCTGAGTTAAAAGCGCAGTATGACGAGGCGTGGGAGTTGGCGGCGGGTGAAGACCGCGAGAAGGCAGCAGACCGGCTTGTGCCCCGGCAGATGTACATAACTTGATATGGGCAACAGGTTCGCTTCTGGTCGAATTGCCATCGCGTCTTGCGATAGGTGTGGCTTTCAGTTCCAGTTAAAGCAGCTAAAAACGCTGGTCATCAAGACCAAAAACGTGAATTTGCTGGTCTGCCCCGAATGTTGGGAACCAGATCAGCCGCAGTTGCAGTTGGGTATGTACCCGGTTGATGACCCACAGGCTTTGAGAAACCCGAGGCCAGATACGACGTACATCACTGCGGGTACGACAGGGTTACAAATTGACCCCGGAAGTGGCCCATTGGGTAGCGGAGACCCCTCTGGCGGTAGTAGAATCATTCAATGGGGATGGGCACCGGTGGGTGGTAGCAGGCTTAATGACGACGGACTTACCCCCAATAATTTAGCGCTGGGCATATCGCTTGGCACTGTGACTGTAGCAGTAATTTAAGGAGTTAAACATGAGCGCCCCAGACAAATGCAATTTTTTCCCAGCCGAGACGAAAGATCCAATTGGCAAATACAAGCAGCCTGAGACCTACACAGGTGACACGGGTAACAATGGCTATCCGAACAACATCGCCAACACCCAGACCGTCAAAGTCCGTGGGTGCGGTGCTGCAACAAAAGGTTGCGGCGCTTCTACAAAGATGGGGTAAGTCGTGACGTACAACGAACTGTTTGAGACGATCAAAGGGTACACGGAGAATGACTTCCCAAATACCCAGTATGGCGACCCTACAGCCGCCAGCGTTAACTTTACGTCTAAAGAACAGCTTGATACGTTCATCAAACAGGCCGAGCAGCGGATCTACAACTCGGTTCAGTTCCCGTCCATCCGTAAGAATGTGACTGGATCGACGACATCCGGCAATAAGTACTTATCCAGCCCCGGTGACTTTCTTGCCGTCTACTCGATGGCGGTGATTGACGGTGATGGCAACTACGAGTATCTGCTCAACAAGGATGTGAACTTCATCCGGGCGGCATATCCGAACCCAAGTTCAACCGGACTGCCTCAATACTACGCGTTGTTTGGGCCGACAACCACGAACGACAACCCCCCGGCGGTGACAAATGAGTTATCTTTTATTCTCGGACCCACACCGGATGCCATCTACAGCGTTGAGCTTCATTATTACTATTATCCCGAGTCTATTGTTACTGCTGGGACTTCTTGGCTTGGTGATAACTTTGACTCCGTACTACTGTATGCGTCGCTACTTGAAGCTTATACGTACATGAAGGGTGAGGCCGACGTCATCGCCAACTACGAGAAGCGGTACAACGAGGCACTAATGCTGGCGAAGCGGCTTGGCGATGGTATGGAGCGCAGCGATGCCTACAGGTCTGGTCAGTTCCGTATGCCAAACCTCCCACAAAACAGCGGGGTGCGATAAGTGGCTTTCACGGGTAACTACACCTGCAACGTGTTTAAAAGCGGCTTGCTGGACGGGAACTTTGACTTCTCCGGCAATACGTTTCGGCTTGCGCTTTACACCAACTTAGCCACGTTGGATGCTTCTACAACCGCTTACACGGTAACAGGCGAGGCTTCAGGCGGTAACTATGTGGCAGGTGGGCAGGTGTTAACTCCAACGGTTTCCATATCCAGTGGGGTAGCCTTTGTGACCTTTAATAACGTATCATGGACTGGTGTTATTACTGCTCGGGGTGCTTTGATTTACAAGGCTGGGGACAACGGAGCAGTCTGTGTTTTAGATTTTGGATCTGATAAGACTTCAGTAACATCTTTTCAGGTTCAATTCCCAGCCGCAACAAGTACATCGGCAATTATTCGACTTTCGTAAAGGAGTTAAAAATGTTTAACGAAAAAGCATCATCTAGCGATGCCATTGGCTCGCAACTTGTTTTGGGCGGCGCAACTGAAAACGCTGCTCGTGGTGGCGGCGTTTTCCACTTCAAGTGCTACGACAAAGATGGCAACCTGAAATGGGAAGATAAAGCACCAAATAAAGTTGTTAACGTCGGCCTTAAAGACATGAACGACAAGTACTTCAGTGGTTCTGGTTACACTGCCACTTGGTTTCTTGGTCTGGTCAATAACAGTCCGTCACCTACTTATGCGGCGGGTGACACAATGTCGTCTCATGCTGGTTGGGTTGAGTCCGCAGCTTACACTCAAGCTACACGCCCAGCAGTAACTTTTGGCGCGGCTACAACGGCAGATCCGTCGGTGATTGATAACTCTGGTGCGGTTGACGTCTTTACCATGAACGCATCGGTGACGATTGCTGGAGCTTTTTTGACCAGCAACAGCACTAAAAGCGGAACAACTGGGACTTTGTTTTCCGTATCAACCTTCCAATCCCCCGGCGCTCGTACAGTCGTATCAGGTGATACGCTGAATGTGACTTACGAATTTAGTCTTGACGCTGCTTAAGGAGAAATAAATGGCTACCAAATTTGCTAAAGATCAGACTGTCAAGGTCAATGCGGTTTTACCTCAAGGCCCAGTGCAAAAGCTGCGGATGACCGAAGATGGTGAATTTTTCTACCTGATTCAGTGGGAGGACGCCAATGGCGATGTTCAAAGCCGTTGGTTTAAGGAAGAAGACCTAGAAGCAGTTTAATGTGTTCGGTTATGCAACCTTCTCTGAGGTACCGTTTGCCACCCTCCCGCAGGGTGGGGTTGTTTATTTTGTAACCGTCTCTGAATCTGCTACTGCTAGTGATGTTGTACGGGCGCTAGCAGATTTTTCTTCTCAAATATCGGAGTCTGCAACAGGCTCCGATTCCATTTCTGCAACGGCTATTTTTGTCGTTGTTAT